TATTTAACAGTTAATAGTTATGATAGAGTAAAACTAAACCTTACAGGTGCCAATACATTTACAGTAGGTGAAGTTGTATATCAAGCTAATCTTGCTACAGGTATTGTAGTATATGCTAATACTACTCTTGTTGAGTTAAGTAACGTTAAAGGTACGTTTGATAAAGCAGCTGCTAATCTCACCGTTATAGGACTAACAACAAACTATACATCTACAATCGCTAATTCTAACGTTAGTGAATTTGTAGTAGCAGCAAATAGTATTGTTAGACAACAAATAACCGGTGCTGAAGGTGTATTAATTTCTGCTAATACAACAACGTTAAGATTGAGTAACGTAGCAGGTACTTTTATCGCTGGTTATACTGTTTATGATAGTAGTTCAAATGCTTATGCAAATGTTACATCAATTAAAACTGCTAATAATACTAAGACTCTAACTTTCGATACATTTAATCAAATAGCGCGAGTATCTCTAACACAGCTATCTGGTAACTTTAGTGTTGATGAAGATGTGGAAATGCGTACATCTATAGGGTCTAAAATAGGATCTGGTATAGTTTACGATACCACAAATGATGTAGATTTAATTATTAGTAGTAATACTGCTGCATTTACTACTAACGAAAAAATAAATCAAAGCACCTCAGCAAATGGTATATTATTAAGTGCTAATAGTACACATCTAAAGCTTACAAATGTTAGAGGTACGTTTACCACTGGCAGTATTACTGGTGTAACTTCAGGTGCGACAGGTACGGTTAGTGCGGTTAATAAGGTATTAATGTTAGCTGATACCGACGGTATTTTAGCTGAAAGTACAAGTAATTATATTATAGGTATTAGTTCCGGCGCTGTAGGATATGCTGAAAATCCCAACACAATAGTCAAGCCAAACCTAGTTCGTGATACCGGATCTGTACTATATATAGAGAACGTTTCGCCCGTCACTCGCACTGACATAAGCACTGAATCTGTTAAACTCGTTATTAAATTTTAAGGTCTTAGAGGGACATAATGCCTTTAGAAACTAACTTTAACACGCCTCCATATTTTGACGATTTTGACGCCAATAATAATTTTTATAGAATTTTATTTCGTCCCTCCACAGCTGTTCAGGCGCGTGAACTAACCCAGCTGCAATCCATTCTTCAAGATCAGGTTGAGAAGTTTGGCAAGCATATTTTTGTAGACGGTTCAATTATTGAAGGTTGTTCTATCTATTTCGATAATAAACTAGATTATATTAAAATTCTAGATAATTACAGTAATGGCTCGGCTATTACAGCTCTTTCGGACTTTATTGGTAAGAAAGTACTGTCATCCAATACATCGCTAGAAGCTATTATTGTCGATGCAGTGGCAGGATTTGAATCAGCTAACCCAGATCTAAACACACTATACATTAAGTATTTAAATTCTGGTACATATTCAAACAGCTCTCCGCAAAAGAAATATGATCCTAATCAAGTTGTGCAGATTAGAACAGCTGCCAATAGTCTATTCGGTACAGTTACAGTAGCTAATTCAACAGTAAATGCAGTTGGCGTAGCGTACTCTGTAGGTATTTCAGAAGGTGTAATATTTCAAAAAGGCTTTTTTATTCGCGTCGACTCACAATCTGTGATTGTTACGAAGTATAATAACCAACCTAATGGGGTATCTGTTGGATTTAAAGCCAACGAAACTGTTGTTACCTCTGATAGTGATGCATCGTTACTTGATAATGCTCTAGGTGCCCCTAACTATAATGCTCCAGGCGCTAACCGCTTAAAACTGACTGCAAATCTAGTCGTACGCACAACTGATAATACAAGTGTTACTTCTTCTACATCTAATACTGATAGTTTCTTCTCAATTGTTGATTTTGAAGCTGGATCGCCAACAGTTGTACGTACCGACCCACAGTATGCTAAGCTAGGAAGACAGTTAGCCAAGCGTACATATGAAGAGAGCGGTCACTATATTATTGATCCGTTTGAATTGGCTGTTTCTGCTAATACTTCCAATACAACATACCATACATTATCAATTGATAAAGGTGTAGGTTACGTTCAAGGCTACCGTGTAGAGTTTGTAAACAAGAAAAATACGAACATTAGAAAAGGTACAGATATATCTAGTATCGACGATCAAACGGTTGGTACAGGTTATGGTAATTATGTAACTGTAAATAATTTCGTTGGTAATTTTGATTTTCCTAATTTTACAAGAGTATCTCTAAGAAGTGCAGCAGCTAATGCAATTGCAAATAGTCAATATTCAAATAGAGCTTATCCTGGATCAGAAGTAGGCACTGCTTACGTACGCTCAGTAGCATATAGTTCAGGTACTCCAGGTCTTGCTAACGCCGCATATAATATCTATTTGTATGATATTAATATGGCAAACACCTATAATTTTAAAGACGTTAAGTGTATTGCATCCAGTAATTCTAGCGCTAATGCTTTTGGTGATGTTATTCTTAATGGTAGTAGTGAAGCAGTACTAAACGATAGTAATTTAGATGCTCTAGTATTTCCAATCGGTCGACCTGCACTAGCAAATACATCTGATAGATCTTACACTACAAGACAGACAGTATCTGTTACATTTACAAACGGTCAAGCTACAGGTATTGCTCCTATAGGATCTAATACTGTTTTTGCTGATGTTGGATCTCTCACTCAAAATCAAAAAAGTGAGTTTACTATTATACCTACCAGTGCAAATACTGGGGTAAGTATTGGTAGACCAATCAACATAGTATCTGCAGGTTCTATTACCACAACAGCTAATTCAGCCACTATTGATACCGGTCTAGGCGTATCTTTTAATGCAGCTGTCTCGTTCAACGTTACACGCCAGTCATTTTCTGTACTTTCAAAAATCGTTAAGAGAAATATACATGTCGGTATATTAGCTAATACAAGCAACCCTGGTAATACTGTAGGTCCTTGGCCACTTGGATTGTCTGACGTATTTAAAATTAAAGCCGTGTACCAAGGGTCCACTCTAAGTAATACTCAAACCAATAATATCGATTACTTTACATTAGACACCGGCCAAAGAGACTCATATTATGGTCACGCATACCTTAAAATTAAACCAGGTACTGGTCATACGGTTGCAGCTAATCAATACCTACTTGTTGTATTAGACTGCTTCCAAGCTAACAACAGTACAGGTAACGGTTTCTTCACAGTTGATTCATACTCAACTGATGATTCTTCAACAGCCAATACCTTGTCTACTATTAAAACAGCTGAGATTCCAATTTATACGTATGATAGGGGTGAATATTCTCTTGCTCTAAGAGATGCAATTGATTTTAGACCTGTTATGTCTAATACAGCTGCATATGCTACTTCTAATTCTACTGCTACTGTAAGTCCAGTTAATGGTCATGGTGCAGCTAATACATTTAACTCATCTCTAATCTCAGTACCTACACCTGATACTACTGCTTCGTTGGATATTAATTACTACCTTGGAAGAAGAGACAAAATTACAATGTCTCCTAGCGGTAAAGTTAATATCGTAGAAGGTATTGCTAGTCTATACCCGACCACCCCGAAAGACCAAGAAGGTGCTATGACACTGGGTGTAGTAAGTATACCGCCATACCCTTCACTAACTCAGGCTGAATCAAGAACGTATAGTAGATATGATTATCTAGTTACTCATACTCTACTTCAGCAGCGTAGATATACTATGCGTGATGTAGGTGTATTAGATCAACGTATTAATACATTAGAATATTATACATTGTTATCTACACTAGAGCAAGAAACCGATAAGTTACTAATTACCGATTCTAGCGGCAATAATAGATTTAAGAACGGTCTATATGTAGATTCATTCAACGACTTCAAAATTGCAGATACTGGAAGTCCTGAATTTAAAGCTGCTATTGATACAAAGGGTAGTATTCTAAGACCTAAATTTGTAAATGCATATATCCCTCTCCAGGATAAAGCCTTATCCTCGACTGTTAAAACAGGTACAAGTACAACTCTAAATTACTCACATACTCCTTTCATTACACAGCCATTTGCCAGTAAGGTAAGAAACTGCGCTGAAGCCCTTGTATATGTTTGGAAGGGTAGCGTAGCACTATCACCTGACGGTGATCATGTTCCAGATATTAAGTATAACCCTGACGTAGTAGTAAACATAGATCTTGCAGCCCCCTTTCTTGCCTTAGCAAATGGTGGATTCTTCGGTACTCAATATGGTAATTGGAATACAACTAGCACTGATGTAATAACCAATACAGTACTTGGAAGTACATTTAATGGTAGCTTTGTTAATGGTAGTGGTATTCCTATCTTACAAAACGCTACAACAACAGTAACAGAAACTACAAACCAGATACGTGATGTTATCAATACAAACTTCAGTGCATATAACCAGCAATTCTCTTTCGGTGAAATTGTACAGGATGTATCGGTACAGCCATATCTACGCTCTAGACGTGTAGCATTTACTGCTGCAGGTTTGAAGCCAAGTACTGTAGTTTATCCATTCTTTGATGAAAAATTAGTAGCATCTAATTGTAAAGCTTCTAACTCCTCGTTAGTTGATATTGGAGCTTTTGGTGGAACTCTTTCTACAGATTCTACCGGAACTGTATATGGCATTTTTTATATACCTGAAAATACCTTCAAGACTGGTGAGCGTATATTTAAGCTAGTAGATGTACAAAATCTCGTTGCAGAAGCCGAAACAATTTCAACTATTGCTACAGGGTCCTACACTGGTAGTAATATCATTATTACTAAAGCTAACGCCAGTGTCAACGTTACACAACCTCAAATTACTCAGACCGTAACGCAAGAGACACAATCAGTCATTTCGTCAACTACAACCTCTACTAATAATATTGTAGGGTGGTACGATCCTATTGCACAGTCGTTCTTAGTAGATGATACAGCTACAGGCCTTCCCGGTATTATTGTAACCAAGCTTGATCTATTCTTCCAGCAGAAACATGCTACTCTAGGTTTAGAAGTACAAGTACGCGAAGTAGATGAAGATACTGGATATCCTACACCTCGTATTGTACCCGGTGGTAGAAAACTCATTACAAACGCTAATATTAATACTAGCAGTGACGCATCTATTGCAACCACAGTAACTTTTGATACTCCTCTATATCTAGAAAATCAAAAGCAATACTGCTTTGTAGTATTACCACAGGGTAATAACACCGATACGAAGATCTGGGTAGCTCAGATTGGTGGTACAGATGTCACTACTAACGCACCGATCTATGAAAACAATCCAATGGGTGACTTATTTACATCTTCCACAAATAGAGTATGGATTGCATATACAAAAGAAGACATCAAGTGTGTTATCTACCGCGCTGACTTCACCTCTCTCGCTGGTTCTGTTACTTATAAGAACTCAGAGACAGAGTATCTAAGTGTTAATAACTTTAAGAGTTCTTTCCTAGCAGGCGAAAAAGTCTACATATCAAATGCAGTCGTAACAGTAGCTTCCGGTGCAACGGTTAATAGTTCACTATCTAACTCGATCATAATTGGTACAACTACTGCGCAGTCAGCCTTTTCAGTCGGTGACGTGATCTATATTTCTTCAAACACTGGAACAAATACTGATGTTAGAACTATTACAGCGTTACCCAACACGACAAATATTCGTGTTGGTGCAAATCTATCTTTTATTGATAATAACGCTAGTATCGGTAAGCTTTATGCTAATGGTGGATTGACAGGTACTGTTGAGTTTGCAGATCCAGTAAATGGTGATTTGTATATTGCTAACAGTACTGCAAATAGTACTGCTAACTTTACTTTTGGTAATACTCAAACTCTTATTATCGGTAACGTTAGTGGTGCTAGAGCTAACCTAGTTAGTGTTGACAACGTTACGTATAGTGTGGCTGTACCTCAGTTATCTATTGCAAGACCTCCAGGTACATTCGTTAACTTAACTCTAAACGGTACACCACTTTCATCATTTACAAGAGAGAGTCTCAGTACACCGGTTCAA